ATCCAGGAGTTTGGTGTTCTACTCCATTCTTACCCATTAGACTTGAGATAGAAAATGTAACTGGTGTTGCAGGAACTCATTATCTTTATCAAGGTTCTAATTCTCTTATTCAGGAAGGAGAACCAGAGAAACTTGGAACTCTTGAAAGTATATCAAATCCCATCACAGGGACAACGATGCAATCCGCAAACACATTCTATCCAATTATAAGTCTTCGTCTAAAGTCTAATAATTTAGGTGCGGTGATGATTTTGAGATCATTACAAGCAGCAACGGATGATAATACAAATGTCTATTGGGAACTTATTGAAAATGCAACAAATACAGGTGGAACTTGGGTAGATCATCCAGATCCAAACTCCTTTATGCAATATAATATTACTGAATCTGCAACCACAGGTGGAAATACTCTTTTGAGTGGTTTTGTAATTAATGGTAGTGGTGCGTTAGTTGATCTTGATATTAGAGCAGCACTTCAGTTGGGTAGAAGTGGTATTGGAACAATTAGTGATACTTATACTCTTGCTTGTGCAAGTCCTAATGCTAACAAAAAAGCACTTGCAGTATTGAATTGGATTGAACAAAGGTAATTTTTATGAGTGAACAATATCTTGGCAATCCTCTTCTAAAAAAAGCTAATACACCTATTGAATTTACTCAAGAACAAATTGTTGAGTTTGTAAAATGTAAGCAAGATCCAGTATACTTTGCAAAAAATTATGTAAAAATTGTAACTCTTGACAAAGGATTGCAATCTTTTGCAATGTATCCTTTTCAGGAAAAGTTAGTCAATAACTTTCATCAACATAGATTTAATATTTGCAAGATGCCACGCCAGACTGGTAAGTCTACAACTGTGGTATCATTCCTTTTACATTATGCTGTATTCAATGATAATGTAAATATAGGTATCCTTGCAAACAAAGCTGCAACGGCAAGAGAACTCTTAGATCGTTTGCAAACAGCGTATGAAAACTTACCAAAGTGGATGCAACAAGGAATCATCTCCTGGAATAAAGGTTCTCTGGAATTGGAGAACGGAAGTAAGATCTTGGCTGCTTCTACTTCTGCTTCTGCGGTTCGTGGTATGTCTTTCAATATCCTATTTTTGGACGAATTTGCGTTCGTTCCAAATCACATTGCAGATTCTTTCTTTGCATCAGTCTATCCTACGATTACTTCGGGTAAATCAACAAAGGTAATTATTGTATCTACACCACACGGTATGAATCACTTCTACCGTATGTGGCATGATGCTGAGCGCGGTAAAAATGAATATATTTTCACTGATGTTCATTGGAGTGAAGTTCCGGGTAGAGATGAAATTTGGAAAGCACAAACAATTGCAAACACTTCGGAAGCTCAATTCAAGGTTGAATTTGAATGTGAATTCCTCGGATCTGTCGATACTTTAATTGCTCCTAGCAAATTAAGATCCCTCGTATACGATCACCCTAAGACTCGTAGCGGGGGTTTAGACATATATGTGGATCCTGAAGAGCAACATGATTACATCATTACTGTAGACGTTGCTAGAGGGGTAGGAAGCGATTATTCTGCTTTCACTGTCATTGATATAACTTCTTTTCCACATAACGTTGTTGGAAAGTACAGAAACAATGAAATCAAACCAATGTTGTTTCCAAGTATAATTGTAGATGTAGCAAAAAGTTATAATAATGCGTACATTTTATGTGAAGTAAATGATGTCGGAGATCAAGTAGCAAGTATCGTACATTATGATTTGGAGTATCAAAATCTATTAATGTGTTCGATGAGAGGAAGAGCGGGACAAATTGTTGGGCAGGGATTCTCCGGTAAGAAAACACAACTTGGAGTTAAGATGTCCAAGACAGTTAAGAAGGTTGGATGTCTCAACTTAAAGACAATGATTGAAGAGAATAAACTTCTCTTTAAAGATTATGAGATCATGAGTGAGTTGACAACTTTTATTCAGAAACATAATTCATTTGAAGCAGAAGAAGGATGTAATGATGACTTAGCAATGTGTCTTGTAATTTATGCCTGGCTAGTAGCACAAGACTATTTCAAAGAACTTACCGATCAAGACGTTAGAAAAAGATTATATGAAGAGCAGAAAAATCAAATTGAACAGGATATGGCACCATTTGGATTTATAGCAGATGGTTTAGGTGATGAGAGTTTTATAGATAAAGATGGAGATAGATGGTTTTTGGATGAATATGGAGATCGCGCTTATATGTGGGAATATATGTAATGGATGTAGAAGAATCTTTTGATACGGAACATTTGCTGTTGACGGAAAGAAAATGTAGGGTTTGTGGTGAGGTAAAAGATTTAATGAGTGATTTTTATAAAATTCGCAAAAAAAGATATGATCTAATATCATCATATTCCTATGAATGCAAATCTTGTACAGTTAAAAGGATTAGTGAAAGCAGAAAGAAAAAGCCTTTAGATACTGAGTGGCGATACCCTGACTGGTAATATTGTTCATGCAACGTTTCCCTTCTAGAAAGAAGTAAAAATATAAATATTTTTTAGATAAACTGAGAATACGGAGAAAAACATGGCGACTCCTCAATTATCTCCCGGTGTACTTACGAGAGAGGTTGATTTAACAGTAGGAAGAGCTGACAATGTATTAGATAACATTGGTGCAATTGCAGGACCTTTCTCAATTGGACCCGTTGACTATCCTATTGATATTCAAAATGAACAGGACTTAATCAACACATTCGGTAAACCAATATCATCGGATGCACAGTATGAATATTGGATGAGTGCTGCTTCCTATCTTTCATATGGCGGAGTTCTTAAAGTAGTTAGAACGGCTGGCACAACTCTAGCAAATGCTAATGCGGGTGTTAATACATCAGCAGCAACAATGACTGCAACTGCTAGAATTGACAACTATGATGATTACACCGCAAATCATTCTGAAGCAACTAACTTTACTTTTGCAGCAAAGAACCCTGGATCTTGGGCAAACAATCTAAAAGTTTGTGTTATCGATGATCTCGGAGATCAAATTCTAGGATTAGGCGCATCAACTCCAGCAGCAGTCGGTGCTCAAGTTGGTTATGGATTAACTGTTCCCCTCTCTTCAGTAAGCATACCTGGAACAAGCGGAACTTTTAATGGTTATTTAAAATCAATTATCACTGGAGTTACAACTGCGACGGGTGCAAACTCAGTTACAGTCAAAATTATTTCACGAGTATCTAGTGCAGGAACTGAAACCAAGATTGATTATGCACAAGGAAATTCATATTCAGCATTTTTAACTACTAGTTCTGCTGTTGTTGTAAACAACTCAGCTGGAGTAGCTGGAACATTTACTCCATCAACAGTAGATGATTGGTACGATCAACAAACTCTTGGATTATCAAATTCTACAGTTTATTGGAAATCGATTGCACCAAAACCAGTATCTAACAAATATGTGTTAGATAGAAGCGGACGTAATGATGCGATTCACATAGTAGTTATCGATGATCTGGGGACAATTACAGGAAACCAGGGAACTATTTTGGAGAAGCATCTTTCTTTATCCAAAGCTTTAGATGCAGTATCCGCAGTAAATTCTCCACAAAAATCTTGGTACAAGCAGTATCTTGCTGATTTTTCTGCTCAAATTTACGCTGGAAAGAACCCATCAAGTGGAGCAGATACCTATTGGGCAACAACTCCTGTTGCAACTGGATTCTCGGCAAACTTTACCGCAAACACAACTGCACAAGGGCTTTGGGGACAAAATGCTCAGAGTGTATCCTTCAGTGCAATTGGCAATGAAACCTATACATTAACTAGCGGAGTCGATTACTCATCAACTGGTGGATTTACAGCCGTTGTTGGAGATTTAACAACTTCATACGATCTTTTTGCAAATAAAGATGAAGTTGAAGTTGATTATCTAATTATGGGTCCTGGTTTGTCATCACAAGCAGACTCCCAAACAAAAGCACAATTCTTAATTTCATTGGCAGATTCTAGAAAAGATTGTGTTGCGGTTATTGGACCTCACAGATCAGACTTAATTGGAATTACCAACACTACAACTCAAACAACAAATCTATTGAAGTTCTTTAGTCCACTTAACTCTTCATCATATGCAATATTTGATAGTGGATATAAGTACACCTATGACAGATTTAATAATAGATTTGTATATGTCCCATGTAATGCTGATGTTGCTGGACTAATGTGCCGCACCAATTTAATTGCATATCCTTGGTTCTCACCTGCAGGACAGCAAAGAGGAATTATTAATAATTCTATTAAACTAGCATATAATCCATCAAAAGCACAAAGAGATCAACTTTATCCAGTAAGAGTCAATCCAATTGTTACTAAACCTGGAATAGGAACTTTGCTGTTCGGTGATAAGACAGCTCTTGGATATGCATCTGCTTTTGATAGAATTAATGTTCGTCGCCTATTCTTGACTATTGAGCAGGCACTAGAAAGATCTGCAGAAGCACAACTCTTTGAACTCAATGATGAGTTAACAAGAGCAAACTTCAAAAATATCGTTGAACCATACCTACGCGATATTCAAGCGAAGAGAGGACTTTATGGATTTTATGTTGTATGTGACACAACTAACAACACTCCTGATGTTATTGATAATAATGAGTTTAGAGCTGATATCTTCCTGAAACCAACCAAATCAATTAATTATGTAACTCTAACATTTGTTGCTACTAGAACAGGGGTAGCGTTTGAAGAAGTAGTTGGTAGAGTTTAATTCATAGATAAACAAAAGGAGGACTAAACCAATGGCAAACACGATTCAAGATTTTAAATCAACTTTAATTGGGGGCGGTGCTCGTCCCAATCTGTTCGAAGTCATTCTTACAGATATTCCAGGAGGACAAGGGAATTTTTCCTCGTCAGACTTTAGCATCTTATGCAAAGCTGCTCAGTTGCCTGCTTCTAACATTGCATCAATTGATGTTCCTTTTAGAGGAAGAATCTTTAAAGTTGCTGGCGACAGAACATTTGATTCATGGACTGTAACCATCATCAATGACGAGAACTTCTCCATCAGAACAGCAATGGAAGGTTGGATGCAATTCATTGCTCAATATGGAGATGCAAGTGGTTCTACAAGTCCACAAGATTATATGAAAGAAGCAACTGTGAGACAGTTGACAAGAAATGCTAGTACAACGGGACAAACTGCTTTTGGTGGTGATCTTTCTGTTACTGCACAATATAAGTTCTATGATATTTTCCCAACTAACATCTCTGCAATTGATCTTTCATATGATACCTCTGACACCATTGAAGAATTCACTGTAGAATTTCAAGTTCAATACTGGACTCCATATTCTGGACAGAGCTAATTTAAGATAGATAAATAGCTAGAAGATTTAAACATTAATAATGGCAAAACTTTTTGGTTTTTCTATTGAGGATGATGATTCATTATCACCCTCAACTATATCACCCGTCCCACCTAACAATGAGGACGAATCTGATTTTTATTTGACAAGTGGTTTTTTTGGATCATATGTAGACATTGAAGGTGTATATAGAACTGAATTTGATTTAATTAAAAGATATCGTGAAATGGCACTTCACCCAGAGTGTGACAGTGCCATTGAAGATATTGTAAACGAGGCTATTGTTAGTGACACTAATGATAGTCCAGTTACGATTGAACTTTCCAATCTAAATGCTAGTGATGGTATTAAGAAAAAAATAAGAGAAGAATTCAAATATATTTTAGAGTTATTGGATTTTGATAGAAAGTCGCACGAAATTTATAGAAATTGGTATGTTGATGGTAGACTTTATTATCACAAAGTTATCGATTTAAAAAATCCTCACGAAGGAATTCAAGAACTGAGATACATTGACGCAATGAAAATGCGTTATGTTCGTCAGCAGAAAAAATCTGAAAGAGATAGAAAGATTTATAGACTAGCAAATGTTAATGTTGATGATCCAATGGATTATGAATTCCCCGAAATCGAGGAATATTTCATTTATAATCCAAAGATGACTTATCCAACTTCTAATCCATCATCAATGGGTGGAAGTGGTGGTATTAAATTCACGAAAGATTCTATCACTTATTGTACATCAGGACTTGTTGATAGAAATAAAGGATCAACTTTATCATATCTACACAAAGCAATTAAGTCGCTCAACCAGTTGAGAATGATTGAAGATTCTCTGGTTATTTACCGACTGTCACGCGCACCAGAAAGAAGAATTTTCTATATTGATGTGGGCAATCTACCCAAAGTAAAGGCAGAACAATATCTCCGTGACGTGATGATGCGTTATAGAAATAAAATGGTTTATGATGCCTCAACTGGAGAAATTCGTGATGATAAAAAATTCATGAGTATGCTAGAAGATTTTTGGCTTCCTCGCCGTGAAGGTGGTAGAGGAACAGAAATTTCTACACTTCCAGGTGGACAAAATCTTGGAGAAATTACTGATATTGAATATTTCAAAAAGAAACTTTATCGTTCTTTAAACGTTCCTCCATCAAGAATGGATGGTGAGGGTGGATTTAATCTTGGTAGATCTTCAGAAATTCTTCGTGATGAAGTTAAGTTCAGTAAGTTTGTTGCACGTTTGAGGAAAAGATTTTCTCACATGTTCAATGATATATTGAAGACTCAACTCATTCTCAAAAATATCATTACTCCAGAAGACTGGGAGAGGATGGATGAGCATATTCAATATGATTTCCTTTATGATAATCATTTTGCAGAACTTAAAGATGCAGAACTATTGAATGAAAGATTAAATATGGTTCAGATTGCGGAACCCTATGTTGGCAAATATTTCTCTCAAGATTATATAAGACGCAAAATTCTTCGTCAAACTGATGAAGAAATTCTTGAACAAGATAAGATCATCAAAAAAGAAATTAAAGATGGTGTTATTCCAGATCCATCTCAAATGGCAATTGATCCTGCAACAGGGCAACCAATCCCATCTGGAGTTGGTGGAGATCTTGGTGCTCCAGTGATGGAACCAAATATGGATGGAGTAATGGGAGGGGGATCTACGGAGGCTGATGGAAGAGCAGCAGAAATGGATTCTTCAATAGCAAAAATGCCCAAGGGCGGAGAAATATAAATAAATCAGACTATATTTTTGAAAAAATGGAAGATCTTATAGACATGATTGCAGCAGATGAATCTCCATCTCAAATTAGTGATAAAATAAAGGAAATTTTATTCTCAAAATCATCCGAAAGAGTTGATGCATTGCGTCCTTCAATCTCACAATCAATGTTTGATGAAATTTCTGATTTTGAAGAATCTGAAGAAGAATAAAAAAATAATAAATAATTAGTAAATGTTTTGTAAAAATAATGGCACATAGACCAGTTGGAATAGGAACATCGATAAGCACCTCTTCAACAGCAGCTGCTACTACATCATTTTCAGTTCAAAGTGATGTTTTGAGGATTGTTGCTTTAGGTGCTAATGCTTTTGTGGCAATTGGAACGGATCCAACAGCAACTCTTGCTGATTATCTCATTCCATCTGGAACATCAGCGACTTTGGCATTAACAAAAGCATCTCAAAGAGTAGTTGGCATTACTACTGGAACAAGTACAATTATTACTTGTCCAGAAGGAACACAAATGCCATTTGGAGTTGGCGATAGAGTCACTCTTTCTGGAGCGAACTTCAATCCCTATAACATTTTAATTAATCATTCAAAAGTTTTATCAGTAAACACATCATCATCATTTGATGGAAATTTTCAAACTTCCATCACAGTTGAAGCGAATACGAGTGCAATTACAACCTCATTTTCTGCATCAGATGCAGTTTTAAGAAATTCCCAAAGAGTATCAGCTATCACCAATGGTGGTGGAGGAGCTATTTTTGTCCAACAAGTACAAATTTCAGGACAAGCATAATGAAACTCATCACAGAAGAAATTGAATCAGTAGAAGTTATTACCGAAAGTGTAAATGGTAAAAAAACTCTTTACATTCAAGGACCTTTCCTTCAAACGGAAGTTGTAAATCGTAATGGAAGAATGTATCGTTTACCTATCATGGAAAGAGAGGTAAAGCGTTATACCGAACAATATGTTAACAAGGGACGTGCTTTAGGTGAGCTTGGACATCCAGATGGTCCAACAGTAAATTTAGATCGTGTTTCTCATAAAATTGTTTCTCTTCAAAGAGAGGGAAATAATTTTATTGGTAAGGCACAAATTTTATCCACTCCAATGGGCAAAATTGCAGAGTCACTTCTTAAAGAAGGAGTGACTCTTGGTGTTTCTTCTCGTGGTATTGGTTCAGTAAAACAAAATAATGAGGGATATACGGAAGTCGGTGAAGATTTCATGTTAGCAACTGCTGCTGATATCGTTGCCGATCCTTCTGCTCCCGACGCTTTTGTATCTGGCATTATGGAAGGGAAGGAATGGATTTGGGATGGAGGTATTCTTCGTGAAAAAGCAGCAGAGAATACAAAACGTACAATAAATACTTTGGTTGATCAAGGTATTCTTGAAGAATACAAGCTATCATTGTTTGATAGGTTTTTAAACTCATTGTAATTTATTAAATTATAAATAAATATAGTTTATAACTAAAGGTTAACGGAGAGTTCAAATGTCTCGTGGTAAACAATTACAAGAAATGGAAGTAGGCACTAAGCAATCCAAAACTGCTGTCAATGCGAATGCTAAGGCAGGAGACGCGATGCCAAGTCTATCTGGATCAACACCAGGACAAACTGGTGGTTGGGAAGATCTCGGAGGACCAGATCCTTCAAACTACAAACCAGATGACGATTCAGCGAAGCTGAAGACTCCTGGAGCAACCCTTAAGCAAGTTAAGGATGTTGTAAACAAGGGTGCTAAGCCTGCTGAGGCAATGAAGGGAGTGAAGGAAGATGAAGAATTTGAATATGATGAAGATGAAGAACTCCTAGAAGATGCTGATGAGGATAATGACGAAGTAATTGAAGAGGCTAAGGAAGAAGAAGAGGACGAAGAGGACGGCAAGAAAAAAGGTAAGAAAGAAGAAGAAGATGAGGACGAAGATGAAGATGAGATGAAGGAAGAATTTGACATTGAAGAAGATGTCAATGCTCTCCTTGCTGGTGAGGAACTTTCTGAGGAATTCCAAGAGAAAGCACGTACAATCTTCGAAGCAGCTCTTCGCTCAAAAATTTACGAAATCAAAGAATCAATTGAAGAGCAATATGCCGTTGCTCTTGCTGAGGAAGTTGAAGAAATTAAAGAAGCACTTTCTGAGCGTGTAGATTCATATCTTGAGTATGTTGCTGACGAGTGGGTTGCTGAAAACGCACTCGTTATTGAAAAAGGACTAAAAACAGAAATGACAGAATCCTTCCTTTCTGGAATGAAGGATCTTTTTGAAGCACATTATGTATCAATCCCTGAAGATAAATATGATGTTCTTGAGAGCATGGTAGAAAAACTTGATGACATGGAGACAAAACTCAACGAGCAAATTGAGAAAAATGTTTCCCTAAACAAGCGTCTCGCAGAGTCGGTTGCCGATGGGATTTTAGATCAAGTTTCTGAAGGTCTTGCAGACACTCAGAAAGACAAGCTCGCTTCACTTGCCGAAAGTGTTGAGTTTGAAAGTGAAGAAGAATATCGTGAAAAACTGGAGACATTAAGGGAAGCATATTTCCCATCAAAACTAGGTTCTCCAAAAGCTAGAACTGAAAACCTTTCAGAAGGTTTAGCATCTTCTCCAGAAGCAATTTCTGGTTCGATGGCAAACTATCTGAAGACACTTTCAACCTTTAGCAAATAATTGAATTTAATATAATTCAAACGCAAACATTCACTAACAAAAGGTAAAAGCAAATGTTCCATTCAGAACAATTGCAGGAAAAGTGGGCACCACTCCTCAACTATGAGGGTCTTGATCCAATCAAAGATTCCCATCGTAAGGCGGTAACCGCTGTCCTGCTAGAAAACCAAGAAAGATTTTTAAGAGAGCAATCATCATTTGAAACTTCAGGATCATTCCTGACTGAGGCTCCAACAATGAGCACAGGTAGCGTCGCAGGTGCTGCTGGATTCGGTGGTAATGCTGCTGCTGGCGGTCCAACTGCAGGTTTCGATCCCGTACTGATCTCACTGATCCGTCGTTCGATGCCTAATCTGATCGCATATGACATCTGTGGCGTTCAACCAATGAGCGGTCCTACTGGACTCATCTTTGCAATGCGTTCACGTTACACTAACCAGAGCGGAACTGAAGCCTTCTACAACGAAGTTGATTCTGCATTCTCTGGTCAGCCATTCGGACGTGACGATAATGGTGGTTTCTCCGACACCGCAGTTGGTTTCGGTACAACCGCACAGAGCGGAACCAACCCATCTGTTCTAAACCCAGTTGGCACTGCAACAACCAACCCATCACCATATAATGTTGGACAAGGTTTACGTACCGACTCCGCAGAAAACCTTGATGGTACTGGTGCTGATGCATTCAACCAGATGGCATTCTCGATCGAGAAAGTCACTGTTACTGCCAAGTCACGCGCACTCAAGGCTGAGTACAGCTTAGAGCTTGCACAAGATCTCAAGGCAATCCACGGTCTGAACGCTGAAGCGGAATTGGCAAACATTCTCTCAACAGAGATTCTTGCTGAAATCAACCGCGAAGTTATCAGAACCATCTACAAGGTTGCTGAGCAAGGTGCTGTTCAGAACGTTGCAACTCCAGGTATCTTCGATCTTGACGTTGATTCAAACGGACGTTGGAGTGTTGAGAAGTTCAAGGGTCTTCTATTCCAAATCGAGCGTGATGCTAACGCAATCGCTCAGAGAACTCGTCGTGGAAAGGGCAACACCATCATCTGGTCTGCAGACGTTGCTTCCGCTCTAACCATGGCTGGTGTTCTT